GTAATAGTTGTGCTTGATGGCACACTTGTTACCATAAATTTTTTATCATTAAAATCTGCCGCTGCAAAATTAGATCCAGTTATTGAACTAAAATTATCTAATAAAACTATGTCTTGTTCTCCAATACCATGAGAACCACTAAATGTTATTGTAACAGTTGATGATCCGTTAGTCGTGCTAAATGCACTTGTAAGCGTTGTAGTGGACTTAATTGGATGTATGTCATAAAATATACCTCCTGAGTACGCGTATAAAATTCTGTTAGTTCCAATGATTGCATACTTTCTACCTTTACTGTTTACGAAATGGTGAAGACCTCTACCTGCACCAGTTAATTTGCTGTCTCCTAATTGTCTCCAACCACCTATTTTTTCCGGGGTGCCATATCTAAATCTAACATTATCGCAATCTATCCACTGGCCTTCGGCTGTGGTTGCGGATATTTGTTTATTTATTCCAGGTTGAAAACCTATTTTTTGTAGCATATAACCTCATTTTATTATGCCTTCACAAATGGCGGAAGACCTAACATCGGCCTTTTGTCGAACCTATTTTTATCAGCAAAAGGACCATTTACATGGTTATAATGAAGAAACACTTGTCCACAGACATCGCCTTCAAACGGTTCTCTCCAATGCTCTAATTCACAACCACTATATACTAGCATATCGCCTACTTCAAGCAAGACTTTTGTGCCTTCTGGGGCATTGGGCTTATGTATGTTTTTATACTCGTCTATGACGTTGTTAGACCCCGTACCGTCGATAAATATAGGCCATGGATCTCCGCCTAGGTTAACTGTAGTAGATATTTCACATGAGGGTCTATCTTTGTGTCTTTTTAATATATCGCCTTTTTTATATATTCTAGCATAAGAATACGTAGGTATTAATTGTAAACCTGTTTCTTTTTCCATTCTTGGTAATACTTTCATCATCAAAGTTTCCATTACCATATCTGCGTAATGTGAGTATGTGTTAGGTATTTGTTTGTCTGTCCAAGTTCCAAACATACCTGTGTCATAAATTATGTTGTTTTTGTACATCCAACCAACAGCTTCTCTTTTAAGCATAAAATAATTAAATATAAAATTAGCTAACTCATAAGATACTGCATTTTTTATTACCTGATATTTAAATTTCATAATGCTATATCTGTTCCATCTTTATGTTTTGTTTGATACTTACTTGTTGCATGTAACAAAGTTTTTGGTTCTTCATCTTGTACAATTTCTATTTTATACTCATCTATTCCAAGAATACATCCTGCAATAAATCTTCTCATACCCATACATAAACGATATTTATCTCCATCCTTTGTGCATATAAGAGGATTTATAATACCATTTTTTTCAATATCTTTTTTTAATGCTTGCCATCTTGGGTTTTCAGTTTGAGACATTCTACCTTCCTCTGTTTTTAAATGATCTTCTCTAAACACTATTTTATCTTTATGAACAATCATGCAATAAATCCTTTTTGAATAAAATTAAAACTTACAGATATTCTTACATCATTAGATTTATTTGGTTCAACACAGTGCCAAAGCCATGATGGAAACATTAAAATTCTACCAACAATTGGTTGAACATGAACTTCTCTCCATAAATGTTTAGGTGGTTTTCCTTTTTTTCTAGATGGCATAACCATGTGTGCTCCTGATCGTGGTTCGTTAAAAACTAAATGACCGCAATTTTCTTGAGCCTTGATATAATATACTCCACTAAAATGACTATTAGGATGTAGATGTGGTCTATTATATCCACCAGGCGGATTTATGTTAGCCCACATATTACCTATTACTGGTTCTCTTTCTAACCATTCTTGTTCGTATATTTCAAATTGCATTTTAAATAATTCATCAACTAAAGGTTTGAACACTGGCACTTGATGCATTGTGGTTGGACTATGCCAACCATTCATATTTGTTCTTATTTCACCTGGATCTCTTTTAGACCACTCAACTACTTCTCTTGCAAAAAGATCATTATCTAAATTAACATCTTTACCATATATAATTGTTGGAAAAAATTGTTCTATAATCATCTCAAGGGTGGACCTCCAAACCACATCACTAAAGATTTTCTAATACCACGCGTTACAGGAGCAACTCTATGTCTAATGAAACTTGCAAAAAATACGGCCTGTCCTTGTACAAGTTTTACTTTGTTCACATCTTTTTCAATTTGTAATTCACCACCCTCAAACTCAGACTCGTGTGATAGTAAACAGGTCATAGATATTTTTCTAACAGTTGGTTCATGTGAAAATTGAAGATCAGAGTCCATGTGCCAATCATAAAAACCACCAGATGGATATTCAGTGTACTGAGCCATTTCTGTTATCTGCATACCATCAAAACCAAAATGATTACCATTTGTTTTTTTCATAACTTTTTCTATGTCGGCATACATTTCTTTCATTTTACTAAAAGGTATCCAACTTATATGAGAAGTTCTAGTATTAGTATCTATTACTCCACCTTTTTTGGTAGCCAAACCAATGCTTGCATTTTGTTTTGGTTCGGATCTCCCAGCTTGAATTATTTTTTGACATTGTTCTGGTGTAAATAAAGGCCCTGTTGTTTCAACAACATAAGATTTCCACCTTGGTTCGTATATCATGTTACACCTCTATTTTTTATTGGATCAAATTGTACATCACAGTTTGCAGCTAATGTTCTTCTAGTTTCATTTGTGCTATTAAAAGGATAAACACAGTGTCTCATGTCGTATGGAAAAATAAAAAAATCTCTTACATTTAATTCAGGTTGGTAATCTATTTTTGCAAACTGACCACTAGCCGATCCTAATATTTGTAGTTTACCATTTTGTGGGACCTCATCGTTTGAATATTCTTTACCATAAGTTGAAGGTAAATTTAAAATCATTACAGAGGATAAACCTGTAAATAACATGCCTCTGTGAATATGAACTGGATTATATTCATTTGCTTTCATTTCATTTACCCATACTGAATTTAAATGTATTTCATACTCTCTTATTTTATTCCATTGTAAATAGTGATGAAAACATTGCATAAAATAATGTTTAACAATTAAAGGTAATATGTTGTGATTTTTCATTTTAGATTCGTCTTTACCATTATAATATAAAGAGTGTTCACTTTCTATTTTACCAACTAACTGTTTATTAGCAGGATTTAAATTGTTTTTATTATTTTCGTATAACGAATTTATAATATGAAATACTTCAAGAGGCACTTGATATCTTAATATTGACTGCCCTAAAAATACAAAATCAAAATTTTGGTTTTGCGCCAAGGTCATTTGTTATTTGTTCTTTCTTTTCTGTTTTGTTTTCTAGTTCTCCACTAGCTTTAATTCTTTGTAAAGATCTTAACTGTCCCATAATATTAAACACTTCTGCTTCCGATGTGCCCTTAGTAATCCCTTTAGCTTTGTCTGCATACATTATACCATATGATTCTAATTGATGTTGATTAACATCTTTGTCATTAAAAGAACCATCATTAAATTCTTTTTTTAATTTAGACCACATTTTAATTTCACGCATTCTATGTTTTGCAACTTTTTCCATAGATGCTTTACCAAATCTAGCCTCATCTAAATCTATTTGATATTTAGTAGCTTTGTATTCATCCTCTTCTTTTTTTAATTTTTTTTCTAACCATTTTATTTTTGCTTCGTTTCTTCTATAATCAAATGACAAAGCCATAAGATTATCTAAATAACTAGATTGTTCTCTTACACACTGCCAATATTTTGCAGCTTTGGTTGGGTATCTATTATCTTGTAACACAGAAAACCTTGCTTCTGTTTCTGTTCGAAACATCTGTTTCTTGGTCCATGTGTCACGAAGCTCGTCCACCATACCTTTAAACGAGGACAAATCTTCTTGTGTTAATAAATTATTTAAGTGAGGTTCCTCACCTTGTATTACTTCTCTTACATCTTTTTTCATATCTTTATATCCTTCTATTCTCTCCTATATACTCTATTTTAAAATAATTGCAAGTATTAAGAAGCTGTAAATGTTACCGTGCTAGTTAAAGGAGATATAAACTCCTCTGTGCTTGATTGAATAGTATTTGGTTGAGTAAAACCACCTGCCGCTACAGATGCACCTTGTGTTCCAAATGAAGCCACTCTACTTCTAGACGTGCTTACATTCGCAACTTCAGACCAGGAAGTTCCATTCCAAGTTTCAGTGTTTACTGTATTAGCACTTGGTGAGGAAGCTCCAGCAGCAGCTAATGCTAATCTGTAAGTTCCAGATCCTCCTGAATACGCTCTATTGGTATTTAAATCTGATTTTTCAGACCAAGATGTTCCGTTCCATTCTTCTGTAAGACCTGTAACACCAAATGGACCTCCAGGATTTCTTCCACCAAATCCTACTGCAGCTGTTTTAATACCAGCACTACCTAAAGCATACCTAGCTGTATTCATATCAGCAGTCTCTGACCAACAAGTTCCATTCCATAATTCTGTAAATGTTTTTGCTATGGGAGAACCTACATTATCATAACCTCCAAAAGCTATTGCAGATGTATTATCTGCACCACATCCCCCAAGAGTTGCACCCCTAAAACTATTTAAATTATTAACTTCTGTCCATGAAGTTCCATTCCAAGATTCTGTATTTGCTATGGGAATTGGATTACCTCCAAAACACAAAGCACTTGTTTGTGTTCCAGCTCCACCCACACCACTTTTAGCTTGATTTAAATCGTTTGTTTCTGAAAAAGCAGTTCCATTATAAGTTTCATTTTTTGTTTGTACAGGAGGTGTGGCTCCACCAAAAACTAGTCCTGCTGTTAAAGTTCCTGTTCCTCTTGCTTGATCTCTAGCTGTGCCTAAAGCACCACCAGTGGACCAAGATCCTGCAGGATTAGCCGTAAACCCTTTTACAACTCTTGTAGTAGAGTTATACCACATCTGTCCATTTTCTGGATTAGGTGGATCAGTTGTTACTGTTTTAATATGCGTTCCTATAATATCTTTGTAATTACTCATAATTAATCCGTGCTTATTGTTTTAATTGATTCTGAAGTTCCACTCCATACCTCTGTTGACGCGCTTGCTGAAGGTGTTAATCCACCAAATGCTAAAGCTGCTGTATTAGATCCATTTGTAGATCCAGCTAAATATCTTCTTCCAACACTAACGTCTGTAGTTTCAAACCAACTAACTCCATTCCAATCTTCTGTGTTTGTTATGAATGCAAGTGGAGGCACAGGACTTCCTGCAAAAGCTAAAGCTGCAGTTGTTGAACCTGATCCTGCTAATCCAAATCTTTCTTGATTAAGATTATTTACTTCCGTCCAAGAAGTTCCATTCCATACTTCTGTTGAATCTTTTCCTGGTTGACCACCAAAACATAGTGCAGCTGTGCTAGTTCCAACTCCTCCTGCTGCTCTTTTATCCTCGTTAAGATCAGCAGTTTCTGACCAACAAGTTCCATTCCATAATTCATTTTTAGCACTTGATGCTGGTTCTTTACCACCAAAACATAAAGCTGCAGTATTACTAGCTGCTGCTGCCATAGCCTCTCTTCTTGCAGTATTTAAATCTGCTTTTTCAGTCCAAGCTGAACCATTCCAAGACTCAGTTTTACCTGTGTTAGGGGGAGCGTCACCACCAAAAGCTAAAGTTGATGTATAAGTTCCACCAGCTGAAAGAACCTGTCTAGCTGTTCCTAAATCTGTAGTTTCTGTCCAAGTTGATCCATTCCATAATTCTACTAAAGCTCTATATGGACTACCACCCATTGCTAAACTATTTGTTGATGTTCCTGAGCCAGCTAAATCACCTCTAGCTGTGTTCATGTTTGAACCAGTTGCCCATGCTCCAACAGCCACAGATGTATTCCATTCTTCTACTGAAGAACTAGCTAATAAAGCATTTGTTGAACCAGAACCTACTCCCATACCTTCTTGTCTTGCAGTGCTTAAATCAGCATCTTCAGTAAAACTAGTTCCATCCCAAACTTCTGTATTAGCCACAGCTGGTTCTCCACCACCCATTGCTAGAGCTGCTGTTTCAATTCCAGCACTACCTACAAAAGCTCTTGATGTATTTAAATTATTAACTTCAGTCCAGCTAGTTCCATTCCAAGTTTCACTCACATTAACATAAGTTGTTGAATATCCTCCAAAACCAAAAGCAGCTTCATTGTCTGTTCCAACTCCACCTATACCATACCTAGCCGTATTTAAATTATTTGTTTCAGTCCAACATGTTCCATTCCAAGATTCTGTATCACCTGTCGCTGCTGTTGAATATCCACCAAAACCTAAAGCTGATGTTGAGGTTCCTGCACCACCTAATGAGTTTCTCGCTGTATTAAAATCGTTGACTTCAGCCCAACATGTTCCATTCCAAGTTTCTGCGTTAGTCACTCTAGGTGTACCGGCTCTTCCTGAAAATACTATAGATGCTGTGGTTGATCCAGACTTAGAACTATCCAATTGGTATCTTGCGGTATTACCATCATTTACCTCAGTCCAAGCTGTTCCATTCCATGTTTCAGTTTTAGCTGTTGATGGAAGTCCAAAAGATACAATAGCTGCAGTGTATGTTCCATCTCCCGCACCACTATTTCTTGGAGTATTAAGAGAAGCTATAGTTCTAAAAGAAGTAACGACATTTGGGATTTCGTATTTTGAAACATTATCTGTTTTATTATACCATACCTGTCCCTCTATCGGGTTATCAGGATTAGTGGTATATCCCCGAACTTTAGTTCCTCTAACTTCTTTATAATCAGCCATTTAAAATATTACTCCTCTAATATAATATCAGCAGGTCTTTGTGGATTTGGTTCAGCTTTTTGTTCGTCAGTCTGAGCGTCCCACGCAGCTTGTGCTGCTTGAACCTCTACATCAACTAATGCTTGAGCTTCGTCTCTTGTTTTTAAGACACCCGCTACTTTGGCAATCCAAAGATTAGCATGTTTGTTATATGCAGGGACTTGCCAAACATTAGCTGGATAGCCTCTAAACGTGATTCTAAAAGATTCATCGTGTTCGATAAAACCTTTTCCCCAGTTTTCTGCTACACAGTATTGATATGTTTTTGCCATAGTTTCCTCCTTATTAATCTGTTAATACCTTAATTGTTGTTCCAGGGCTAGTCCATTCTTCTGTTGCACCCGAATAAGGTGCATTTCCATAAACTAAACCAGATGCGCTTCCTGCTCCGCCAGACGTTCCAGGACCTTCATAGTCATTGCTTGGATCAGTTGTTTCTTGCCAAGACACGCCATTCCAATCTTCAACTAGTTTTCTACCTGGTGAACCAGCCGATGCATTACCTCCAACAGCTATCGCGGCTGTATATGTTCCGATTCCTCTAAGTCCACCTCTAGAAGCGTTAAGATTATTTAATTCAGTCCAAGTTGATCCATTAAATTGTTCTGTATTAGCCGTAGTTCCTGGATCTAAACTACCTCCAAAAGCTAAAGCAGCTGTAGCAATTCCACTACAACCTGGATATCCTCGTGCTGTGCCTAAATCACCTGTTTCTGCCCATGATGTACCGTTCCAAACTTCTGTTAAAGCTACTTTACCAGGACTAAATCCTCCAATGCATAAAGCTGAAGTGCTACTAGCACCTGTCCCTCCTGGTTGTTGTACTGTTCTATTTAAGTCTGCAACCTCTGTCCAAGTACTTCCGTTCCAAACTTCTGCTTCAGCTCGTTTTGTTCCACCTCCAGTTTCACCACCAAAAATTATATTAGATGTATATGTTCCTCCAGCATTAAGGTCTTTTCTTGGAGTACCTAAATCTCCGACTTCTGTCCAAGCTGTTCCATTATAAGATTCTGTATGAGGCAACTGATCCGAACTTTCTGGGCTAACTCCACCGCTAGCTAAAGCTGCCGTTGAAGTTCCAGATGGACTTCCTCCCATGTTTGCTCTTGAATTGTTCATATTAGCTTGACTTGACCATGATCCAACTGCAGCGTT